TCCGAAACACTTTTAAAAAGCAGTTTCGGAGTTTTATTCTTCGAGGTACCTGGCATAATATGTACACCATTTGCACCCAACAAATTAACAATCTGACGGGACGCAAACGAGATGCAAATTCCATAAATTCCCAACATTTTTAAACTTCGTTCCATATTACTTATTCATCAAAACTTGAATCAGTCTTTCTTTCTCACTAAGCAATTGCTTAAGATGTTCTATCTCCTTATTCTGATCTGCCATGATACCAGCAGTGGCATTACCATATACAGAAGCGGCACTTCCATCACCGTTTACAATTGATTGATTTAATTGACAGTCATCATCAAACCAATATGTGATAGGAACTTTAAAGATATTAGAGAATTCTATAATTTGATCAGAGTCAAATTTAGTAGCATTATAATATTGATACACACGCTGCTCTGATTTACCTATCATTTCTCCAAACTCCTTTGCATTAATACCTTTTCTCTTTAGAATTTTCTTTAATTTATTTCCTATTATTTCACTCATAATCAGAGTATTAAAAATTAAAACTAAAATAATGCAAAAGTTTAACTATAAAATAACTATAGTTTATCTATAATATTTTTATATTTGCATTATAAATCTATGAATAAATAATCAATATTAAATATATTATGGAAGAAAAAAAGAAGAAAAAAACAACTGACGGCATGGCATTGCGTACTTATTTGCGTAGTCTGCCAGTATGTGAAGCTCCTGAAATGGCTAAAAAGTTAGCTGAAGAATGCAAGGTACCCATTTACACATTTAATAATTGGCGCAGCGGGTTGGTTCGAATCCCTGAACTGGCAAAAGATAAGATAGAAGAAATAGCAGGAGTAACAATTTTTAATAGACAATGACACATACACATTTCACGCTACACAACAAGGTTCTTGCATATCTTGTCGAGATAGTGCACGAAGAGGCGGTTCCGGTGAATGTCGAAATCGGTTCCAGACATGTAGATGCCAATGGCGATACGCAAGTGGATGTATTGCTGGAGTATGAAGAGCCGGACAAGGAGTGTGTCAATGAAGCGATGACCAGGGCTATCAATGCCATGGTCATAATGAATCAGTAAAGATAGGTTGATGATGACAGTTGTTTTTTTATGGATATCGCTGATTGTGATAGTGGCAGTCTTGATACTATGTGTCTGGGCAATGCGGAGGGCATCCGACTTTCACCTATGCCTCTTTCTCTTCGATGCCATTGTGTTGGTGATAAATATCGGAGTGGTGTTTTTTGCAATCTGGTGGCTATATAATATGCGGTAATATGAGAGATTTGAAAATGACAGATTTCCCGACATATCCTTGGGAGACCCTTGACGTATATCAAGAAAACAGTTACTGTTACAATATCCGTCCTGGCCAACATGTCGTTGGAGATTTATTCGACGATTCCAGAACGAAGTTAGTAGCATACAACAGAAAATCACATGTGCAGATAATCTGTGTATGCGACCCCTACAAGCCGCCTTTTTATGCGCGTGAATGTATGTATGGTGTATATTCGGCGTGGAAAGAAATCGGAGAGGACATCTTTACCTTGGAGTTTACGGGGTATTCTACCAAGCAAAAATTTCCACCTCTATGTACATCACACCATTATTTTTAAGATAATATGAACAATGAATCGTTTGAGAGGGCCAAAACCCTCAAGGAAGAGATTGAAAAGTGTGATTCCCTGCTTGATTCAATCCTAAAAAGCAGCAGGGAATGCTGTGTGTATCGCGATGCCGATAGGGGTACTCGTGACATTATTGCCATCCCCCTGCCGAAATATTGTACCCAGTACATTATTGATGGACTTTACGTGAGAAAGTGCCGGATGGAGCAGGAATTTAAAGAATTATAACAATCTAATAACAAGAATCATGGTAACCAAAACAACATTCAAAAAGAAGTTTCCGGACGTTAAGGTGCAGAAGCTGCAGACCAGCGTCGTATTCAGCCGGCAGCAGGTAGAAGAAACCGTATTGAAGATGTGCGATTCTCTCGGTACCGGACTGCTTTATTACAATTATGCAAACAGATGGATAACCGTTTATACCTCCGAGAAAATGAAAACGGCACTGGACTCAATGAAACCGGGTTCTGAGGTATTTCACGAACATTATGGTGTCTATGGTAAAGTGATGAGCGATAAGCCATTTGTCATTTGTGGAGAATTGTGTATCAGGGTTGACTTCGGGGGACTGCCTGAAAATGGAGTATATAGCTGTGTATGTTTTGTAATATAAAAAAATAATAATAGTATGGCATGTAATTGTAGAGAACAGATAACGAAAATGGTTCGTGAACAGTTGGGCGATCCATTGGCGAATATTCGTGGTGTGATATGTTTTGGCAAGGATGGTGTTGTCTATTTCAAGCCGACGGTTGCTATCACATATCGGAAAAAGAAAAAGGATGGCAGTTTTTGTAAGGCGCAAAGTGAGATGGAACTTTCATACGAATACTGCCCGTTTTGCGGACGTAAATTTGAGGAAGACAAAGAATTTAAAAAGGAGGACAAACAATGAAGAAAGGTCAGAAGGTGCGCATCCTGCGTACCAATCAAGTAGCGACAATCGTCGAAGTGGAGTTGATTCGTAAAGGTGGCAAGGTACACCGGTACTGCCATCTGAAGGTAGATAAAAAGCCGGACTTATGGCTGGACTCTTCAGAACTGGGTGGATTGGTAGAAAGGTGCCGGATTACTTTCCATGATGACAGAGGGCAGGAATTATACTTCGATGTGGAGCGTGATTATGGTAAGGAGAATTTGAGCATGACATTGACCAGACGTCCAGAAAACCTCAAGGAGCGTCACGGAATCAATATAGTGATGGCCGAAATGTTCCTCGATGGTTTTAAGGCACACCAATCTCATTCTTGATAATCACCACAACATATGACGGAAGAAAATCTTACACCATATATCCCTATCGGAACTTTATTCAAATACCTGCTCAAGGATTACCGTAGGGAGCGACAGCGCACCATTCATATGGAGGCCCAAGTCAGAAGTCTGTTAAAGCGAAACGCCTATCTTGAGCAGGAAATAGGCAAAGTAAAGCAAAGACTGCTGAAGAAGGTGGAAAAGAGTGAGAAACAGATTGATTACTCGCAGGAAATCAGCCGGCTGCACCAAGCTGTTTCCTGCCGGAACAACACGATAGAGCAGCTCAGGAATGAGAATGCCCGACTGAAAAATGAACTCGATACGTATTTGCTGTTTCTCGGTAAGATTTAAGTCCTACCATCCGAACCCGGAAACAGTGTAATTCGTAGCGGCAATATACAGAACTATGTACTTTACTCAAGACGATATAAAACGAATCAAGGAGGCTTCCAAAGGCAGGCTCCTCGATGTTATCGGTGACTTCCACGAACTGCGCAAACGGGGGGCCGAATATAAATGCGAATGCCCTAAATGCCATGGACAGGAGAAGTTGCATATCTCTCCGGCCAAACAGATTTTCAAATGCTTCAGTTGCCCGGATATAAAAGGCAAGGAACCGCTGGACTATCTGCAGAGGGCAGAAGACATGCAATTCCTGGAGGCATGCGATTACCTGGCGCGCAAATTCAATGTATTGCTCGACCCGAAGCCGGAGAAAAAGGCTCCCAAAGCCGCCAAAATGAAAAAACGGAGCAAGGAGGCCAAGGGAGAAAACGTAGATACATTCTGCGCCCGTATGCTTGCCGGCAGCGGGCTGACCTATCAGGACGTGACGGCACATATCTTCAAGAAGGGAGATACACAGAGCATTTTCGAGACGAAAACTTTCCGTCCGGGAACCGTTGACGAATACGGCAATATCGTTGATGGGGATGATGTCATCATCGAATATTACGACCTGGACGGCATGCCGGTCACTTATACCCGTAAACTGCCGGGGCGTGGCAAGCAGGAGCTCAAAGTGTATTACCGTGTCCGCTGGCAGTTCCCGGACGAACACCGGGACAAGGAAGGGAAACCGTTCAAGTACAAGTCTCCTGCCGGCAGCGGTACGCCCATATACATCCCGGAACGCATGAGGCAGATGTACAAGAGGAAAGAGCAGTTCCCAAGACTCTACATCCAGGAAGGAGAAAAGAAAGCGGAAAAGGCATGCAAGCACGGTATCCCCTCCATAGCGGTCAGCGGCATCCAGAACCTGGGACAGAAAGGGGCGTTGCCGGAAGACCTTGTCAAGATAATCACTGTCTGCGGGGTCAAGGAAGTGGCTTTCATTTTTGATGCGGACTGGAATGACCTATCCAATAATATAAAGTTTAATACCCCCGTCGATACACGCCCCCGGTGTTTTTTCTCCGCTGCCCGCAACTTCAAGGAGTATATGCGTATGCTGAAGAACCGCGGCATCATGGTGGAAATATTCATTGGCCACATCAACAAGAACGATGAAGGCGACAAGGGAGTGGACGACCTTTTGACCGATAAGCTGGTCGGCCATGAAGAGGAACTGGCCGAAGACCTGGAATTTGCCTGCAATGAAAAATCCGGAATGGGAAAGTATGTGGAAGTGTTCAAAATCACCACATGGAATGACCAAAGGCTGCGGGAATTATGGAACCTGCACAGCCATGAGAAATTTGCCGAGCAGCACCGCGAGGTCCTGCAGGAGCTTCCGGAATTTATCTTTGGCCGCTATGCCTGGAAGTTTGACGAGAACGGCAAACTGGTATCCGCCCTACCCTATGATGAGGATGAGAAGTTCTGGAATGAGGACTACAAGGAAACGAACGGTAACAGGGTGCCGGTGTTTGAGTACGACTATGTGGCCGCCAAGACCTTTTTCCAGAACCGGGGTATCGGCCGTTACCGCCTGCTCGATACCAAACTCTGGACATATATCCATCTGGAACCGCCGGTAGTCCGTACCATTGACGTGGAAGACGCACGCGATTTCATGTTCGCCTTTGCCGAACAGAACTGCAGCCGCTTCGTCAACAACCAGCTGCTCAAGGGAGGCTCGCAGTATGTCGGACCGTTCCAGATGTCAAGGCTCGCCTTCATCCAGCCGAACTTCATCTCCCCGTCCCGTGACGAGCAATATTTCTATTTCCGTGACCGTTGCTGGCACATCACCCAGCATGAGGTCAAGGAAGTGGGATATGAAAGCATCACCCACCAGATATGGGATGAACAACGGAAGAACACCGATGCCAGGTACCTCGGCCACCCCCTCATTATATTCAGGGAGAAGGACGGCAGGTATGACTACGAACTCTCTCCGGAAGGCAGGAAATGCCACTATCTCCAGTTCCTTATCAATACCAGCAATTTCACCTGGAGAAAGAGGCCGGAAGAGATTGAGGAGAGTGAAATCTTTGAAAACAATCTTCATCTGCTTTCTAAGATGTGCGCCATCGGCTACATGCTGATGGAATGCAAGGACGCGAACGTGACACGTGCCGTTATCGGCATGGACGGCAAGCAGTCGGAAGTCGGTGACAGCAACGGACGCAGCGGCAAGTCACTTGTCGGTGAGCTGATGCGCCAGGTTGTCGATACAGTCTATATATCCGGGAAACGGACGGACATCTTCAACGACAGCTTTATCTGGAATGACATCGACGAACGGACACGCCTGGTATTCATCGACGATGTCATGCTGAACTTCAACTTCGAGTTTCTGTTCCCCAATCTCACCGGGGACTGGACCGTGAACAAAAAGGGTGGCGCACGTATCACTTATCCGTTCGCCAAATCGCCGAAAGTATATATTCCTACGAACCACGCCATCCGCGGTACCGGCTCCAGCTATACCGACAGGCAATGGCTGATAGCCTTCTCCGATTTTTATAATGACAAGCACAAGCCCATGGATGATTTCGGGGTACTGTTCTTTTCCGAATGGGACTTCACCCAGTGGAACCAGACCTGGAACATGCTGGCCAACTGCATACAGCTCTATCTTAAATTCGGGGTCGTGCAGGCACCGGGCGAACGCCTGCAGCAGCGTAAGCTAAGGCAGGAGATTGGCGAGACCATCATATCCTGGGCGGACGAATACTTCAGCAGCGAGGAGCACTGTCACCGTACCCCACGCAAGGAGATTTATGATAATTTCCGAAACTATGATCCGCAACAAAGCAAATACATCAGTACCACTGCCTTCAAGGAAAAGATAAAAAAATACTGCGAATGGAAAGGCTGGGTGTTCAATCCGCACAAGTATGATGCCAAAAGCGGTCTGCCTCTCTTCCTGGACAAGGACGGGAAACCGGTCATAGATGACAAGTCCGGAGGAGTGGAGTATTTCACCATAGGCAAGACAGCCGGAGAGCAGACGCCCCAAAGTGACCCGCATGAACTACCGGTTGGCAATCCGGACAACAAACTTGCATTCTGATGGGCGAGACACATTCCAGTATCATGACCAGGCTTATCCCACTCTACGAGATGGCGCCCGAACGTTTCATGGCGTTCTATGATGCGGTGTATCTGATGTGTGTCGATTTGCCGGAAGGCTGCCGGTTCCGTATTTCAGACCGCTGCCGGGAAAAGGATCTGGAACTGTTCCGGGACATCGTGAAGACTCTCATTGCGGAACAGCCTTATGACAAGTATGCAGGACAATTGGAACTGTCGGATGATATGGAGTATGTGCGGCGGACAACCGGCTTTAAACCTTCCGGGAACCGCTTCATCCCGAAATGGAGAAAGGGATAGAATATGCCAATTTATTACGATGTAAAGATACATATTTTCAACGAATTACGCAAACAATCATGCTGAAAAAAGAGCACAAAATATTGGTGGTCGTTTCTCCGGAACCGGCTGAACGCAAGAGACTGTTGAGCCGCCTGGCAGTACGGCTCGGCTTCGCCCTTATCCCTTCGGATGCGGCGAAAATCATATCGACCGACATCTATGGCATAGACCTGGCCACGGCCTATTTCGTTTTTTGCAGCAACTACAATTTCCGTGGAGCCGTACTCACTAACCAGCGCTTGTATGAAATGGCGGCGCGGGGCTTGTGTGTGGCTGTGGGAGTCCGTTCCATTCCCCGTGAATATGAATTCATCTGCAAGGTGTTCTATCCGGAAGATTTTCCGTGATGACATTCCCGGAAAACACAATGCGGAGTATTCTTGAAAGTGTATATTAGGTATTTGTCTGCATCCGGCTGTGCGTGAGTACAGCCGGATGCAGTTTTTTCTTCTGCCCCTTCCCCCCTCCCCCCAACCCGTCATAATAACGATTCGGACAAACGTGCATGGAAGTGGCAGCAGACATGAGAATTCCCGGAGGGGGTATATTATTCTTTTTTTATTCTTCTTTTTAAAATTGGACTACCTTAAAAAACAGAGAAAAAATCGTGCATTCGTACGGATGTGCGAAATTAAGCATATATCAATCTGATATACAGATATTTACAAGCGTACAAATTCCGCACGAATCGTGCACGAATAGCGCACGAATTGTACTTTTCTTCAAAAAACGGCAAAAAGTACGCAAACGAAAGAATTAGTACGGTTTTGTACGCTTTTTGTACGATTATAATAACTTGATATTCAATAATATACAGAACAGACCATGTACAAAAGCACTGTCGCACGATTTTTACGCTATATTCGTGCAAGGGCTTGGCTATATTACCGGTATTTAGTATATTTGTATAAAAATCAATGCTTTAAATGACAAAGAAAGACCGATTTGTGTGTTGGCTCCCTTGCAAACCTTATGTCAAGCAATTCCTGCTGTACAATTTCAATGCCCCGGACGACACTTGGACAGAAATAGTCAATCTGTCCCCGGACAAGGAGCTGCAGAACGACTTCCTTTCCAGGCTTGCAAAACCCGGACGATACGAGAACAGATACCGGAACCTGGCACGATATACCGCCAACGTGGCGGTGGAGATACGCCGTGATGACTTCTACCGATACGGATGGGCGATGTCGAATACCGAAGTGGTGGCGTTCGGCAGTAAGGTGGAGAGACGGATCAAGCAGATGCTTTTCCTCTATCTCGACACCCATGTCAGTATCGGAATCCCACTCTCGACCGCCATCCGCAACTTTCAGAACAGCTTCGGCTTTGATGACGACACCTGGTCTTATGAGACTATCCGCAGGGAGTATAACCGGCATGGATATAGGAAAACGGTGGAGAATACCACGATTTTAGACTTTATTAACCGTATAATTTTGGGGAAGTTGTCCGAATTCGGGACAATTTCCCAGCAGGGAAAAATGGCTTATGAAAGCAATGCATTATGATTTTGAAAACGTCGGAGGATTGTTGCAGGTGATTGCCGTGCCTCCGGCCTCGTTCGTGCAAATCCGTAAGGACTATGCCGCCGATCTGAACTATCTGGAACTCCGCAACCGGGAGGGTATTGTTTCCATACCGGTATATGCCAATGACACCTATTCCTATAATGAAGACAAGGAGGTGAATGACGCGGGGGACTGCTGGAACGTTTCCATTGAAGGGGTGATTCCGAAACTTTCCCCGGCAAACCATCAGCTGACGGAGATGCTGGAGCGTGGCTTGTGGTATGTACTGGCAGTGGACGGCAACGGGGCGGTCCATTGGTGCGGGCAGGAGGACGCACTCATGCTGTTCGCCACAAACAAGACAAGCGGACGTTCCGTGTCGGAACGGAACGGCACCTCATTCACGTTCACCTGCATCCAGGATGAACCGACCGTCTATATTGAAAACATGGAGGAAATATAACCGTACAACGTCCTTTGCTGACACACAACACTCTTTCAGTCAAACATTTATATGTCCGCTGACGGTGCCCGATGTCCTTGGGTACCGTTTTTTTTGCGTTTTTCTTTGCGCAAAAATAAGTTTTATGAACGAGACAGTTATCACATTATTCGGAGCGATTGACCGTTACTGGTACAACAAAAACTATCTGAAATACTTCCTTGACAAGGCCAAAGGCCAGCCCGTACGCCTGAAGGTTTCCAGTTATGGCGGTGATGTGGCCGAAGCGGTTGCCATGTCCGCCTTGATGGCCGAGCACGGCAATGTGACGGTGGAGTTCATCAGCTTCAACGCTTCGGCGGCCACCATATTGGCGTTTGGCGCCAAGTCCATCGAGATGCACGAGGACGGCATGTGGCTGGCGCATAAATGCAGCCTGGGAGTGGACATCTGGGGCCAGCTCAATGCTGACCAGTTGGAGGATACCATCAAGGAACTGCAGAACAAGAAGAAGAGCGCGGAAGCCATTGACCTGATGATTGCACAGAAGTACATCAACCGTAGCGGCAAAAGCCTGAAGGAGATTATCACCCTGATGGAAGAGGAACGCTGGATGCCTGCCGCCGAAGCCAAGGAATGGGGATTCATAGACAAGATCATTCCCGGTACCCATAAAAAGCCGCAGGTGACCAATGAAATGACCGACTGCTTCACCGCGCTTGGTCTACCGTTGCCGGCTATCGGTTCGGAGGAGAAGCCGGAACCGGAAGGCCGTGACAAAAACTTAGTCTCCCAGATTATCGACGGTATCAAAGGGCTGTTCCCTGCCGGCAACAAGACTGACATTTCTAATTCAAATACAGTTATGCGTAAAGAATTTACTTTCATCAACCAGATCCTCAACAGCGAAGGCATTGAGGAAAAAGACGGCAAGATGTTGCTTACCGTAGAGAATCTGCAGGCCATCAATGACGCCGTCAAGGCCGCCAACGAAGCGAAAGCCAAGGCGGAGAATGACCTGGCTGTCGCCAACACTGCCAAGGAGACTGCCGAAAACAGTCTGACGGCAGTCGTGAATGACCTTGACAGCCTAAGTGACAGCATCAAGAATGCCGCCGACAACAAGGCCAAGGTACAAGTTATCCGTGACATTGTCGCCAAAATACCCGGAACGGGTACCGACAGCCACCGGGAAGCGAACGAAGACAACAAGTTTGCGGACATCGCCACAGACCCGATCAACAGTTTTGAGAATGAGTAACACCTAAACTATTCTATTATGGATTTTAAAGCACCTATTGACATTACCGCCGTTCTGACCGCGGTAAAAAAGCACAAGGACATCCTGAAGGCGGTCGACAAGCTCGACGCCTCGGAGGTGTTGAGACATTTCACTCCGGTACCGGGCATAACCGACTCCCTTGAACTGGGCAAGGTGGAGGGCGGAAGCATCTCCGGCAAGTACACCGGCAAGTTCACTGCCGGAAAGTATCTGGGCAAGATTGTTCCCCGACGTCTGGTTGTGCGTCCCGTTGTAATGGAGATGTCCGACGAGCCTGAGCGCTACCGACGTACCTACATCGCCGAGGTTCCAGGTACACTCCGCAAGGAACACCCGTTCGAGCTGTGGCTGATCAACCACGGGCACGAACTGGCATCCAATGACCTGCTGTTTGCCATTTTCACGGCAAAATACAGTGCGGATGAAGAAAAGACAGACATTCAGGACTCTTTCGACGGTATCGGTACCATCGTTACTGAAGGCGAGGCTGTCGGGGACATCTCCAGTGCCGAGGGAAACGTTTATGCGACCGGTGAACTGTCCCGCGCCGATATCGGGGAGAAGCTGCTGGAAATGTGGCGCCACATGCCGCGTACCTTCAAGCGCAAGAAGAACATCAAGATGTTCATTTCCGACGATCTGGGAGACATGTACGATGACTGGCGCAAGGACGAAGGCACCATTGTCATCGGACTCAAGGAGGACACTTCCGACACGCAGCACCTACTTGGTTCCAACAACCGCTGCGAGCTGGTGCGTGTTCCGAACCTTCCCGACGGCAGCCAGTTCGTCATGCTGACCACCAAGGAGAACGTATGCTACGGCTTTGACAAGGAGAGCGACTTCAAGTCCATCAAGCCGTTCATGTCCGGCAACCCCTATACCTTCGACGCTGCGGGCAAGTATCTGATCGGCTTCCAGTTCGTGTCTGTGCACAAGTCCGAGTTCTGCGTCAACGATCGTCCGGTGGACCCGGAAGGAACCAATCCGTTCGGATACATTGAAGTGACCATTACGCCGGATGAAGCGGTCAACAACGGAGGCAAATGGCGCATCCAGGGCGAGGAAGCCTGGCGTGAGTCCGGTACATATGTGGCAGTTCCCGGTGGAAAGGAATATACTGTCGAGTTCCTGGAAGCTGCCGGATACACCACTCCTGCCGTGCAGAAGAAGACGCCCGCTGCAGGCAAAGTGGAGAAGGTGACGGGCACCTATGTTGTTAAATCCGAATAAACCCTACGACTATGGCAGAAGTAGACCCTAAATTATGTATTGCCCTTGATGACATCAACGAGGCAATGGACTGCGAGAACCAGGACAACATGGGCGGTATCATACCGTCCGTCATCTTCGGTTATCATGCGGATGTGGCCACATGGCCGGACTACCCGAAAAAGACGGAATCCCCTCTTTCTCTTGAAGAAGCCGGTACATTGGTTGGCGACCTGGTCATGAAGGAAAACTGTCGTGCATACAAGATGGATTTCACCGACGAGCTGGCCGAGTTCAAGATTACCGACCAGGGAGAAAGCGGCGGGGAATCGTTCCTGATGGACCTGAATATCATTTCGGCCAAAATGCGGAAGAAGATATTCGGTTTTGAGAATGCGACCAAAGGGCGCAAGATGTTCTTTATCGTGACCGACAACAACGGCACGAACTACCTGATGGGTGACAAGCGGCGCGGCGCGCTCCGTGCATCGGGTGACGGCGCCACTACCGGAGCAAGCTCCACCGCACGCAACCAGAACACCCTCCACTACACCTTTACCGCACCGCGCAAATGTGTGTATGAGGGGGACACGGAGGACATCCTGACTGTAAAAGCCGCATCAGAAGTTCCATAAGACTTTTTTGTTCATGATTGGTTGTTCATGTCCGTCTCTCGCTCTCAGGCAGGGGCGGACACTTTGTTTTGTCCTATTCCGGCAACAAAAATCGCAATAGCTTTGCGTATCATCAAAAAACAACGTACATACAATGTCAAAGATTACACAGAACTACATTGAGGCGCGCAGGGACGGCATCAAGTGGCTGAACTCGCAGAAACGTGATTACAGCACCGGTGTGAATATCCTGACCCGTTCTGGATATAAGGGGTTTGTCGCCGCACGTCTGGCACGCCAGGGCGAAAAGCCGCATACCCGCGAGAAGCTGGAATACGAGATCCGGCAGATGATCAAGGTGTGGTACCATCCGGATGATCCGCGCTTTGAGGATGTGGACCTGGCAGATGATGCAATGCCGGGCAATGACGGGCGTTCCGAGACGGTTCCCGAAGAGACGGCTGCCGCCATTGTCGCCGTTGCGGAGAGGGAATTGGCGCGTGAGGCGGACGAACAGCCCGCCTATCCTCCGGTGATGGCCAAAATCATCTATGATTTCCGGGAATGCTACAACGAACGTTCACTCCAGCACCGGATGCTTGCCGGACTGGGTGAGACAAACACGCAGGCTGTATGCACGCAGCGCAAGGATATTGTCGCCCGTATAGCCTTTCTCTCCAACCGCATGACACTGCTGGCTGCCATCAAAAGGCAGTTCGAGCAGGACAGGGAACTGCCGACTGAAGAACAGCTGGACGAACTCTACAAAAAAACGGATACCCCCGAAGAAAATCCGGAAAAGGAAGAGGACGAGACCGACATCAGTTCCCTATCCGTGGAAGAACTGAAGAAAGCGAAATCCAATGCCAAGAGCAAGATTACCAAGGCAAGGAACATGCTGCTGTACTCTTCGGAAAGCAAGCCCAAGGACGGCAAGGAGAATCCCCTTCCCGACTGCCCCAAACGCGTGAAATACGAGAAGAAGGTGGCTGTCCAGGAAGCACTGGTGGAAAGGATAGAATATCGTTTGGCAGAACTGCAATAGGTTAGGTTATGCTGGTCTGTTGCAGCGAGATTGAGAATAAGATGATGCCGGTGGATGATGCAGTAAGTCCTATGCAGGGAGACCGATACCCGACAGGCTACATCCACCGAACGGATGCGGCAGCCTCCGGCCACGACCTGGCTGCGGAGAAGCTGCTGCATCCGGACGCCATGGGGGTGCTGGTACCCGGCAGGGACAAGCATTTCTACTCTTCAGGGGCGTTCAACCTGATCCAGTTGATTTTCTATATTCTCAGACAGACGGGACCGGCACACCTGCTGCTTACCACCTATTCCATCTCCATGGACAGCATTGCGGCGATTCATCGGAAGGTGGAAACGGGCGAGCTGTTGTCAGTGCGGTTCCTGATAGACAACCGGGTGCGCAGCATATCACCCAAACCGTTCGATTATCTGGTGACCACGTTCCCGGACTGCTACCGTTGCCTCGCGCTTCATGCGAAGGTGGCGCTGCTGTATAACGAGGACTGGAAGATTACCGTAGTGGGCAGCCAGAACGCCACGCACAACCCGAAGCTGGAACGTGGAATCATCCATACCGGCAGAGATATTTTTGATTTTGACTTTAAAATGCTGAATGATGAATTTGACTCAGGAACAACGTGAGGAGATAGAGAAGATGGCCTATCGTTTGATCCCTCCGGGGCTGATAGCCATTAATATAGGTGCCGATGAGACGGACTTTCTCGCGGAACTCCGCACACCGGGCACCGAAGTCCGGACCGCCTTCTACCGGGGGCATCTTCGCCAGACGGTTGAACTCCGGGAGTCACTCATCAAGTCGGCCGTCAATGGCAGCAACCCGGCACAGCAGGAGCTTATCAAGTTCATCAAATCGCAACAGCAGTATCTTGAGTATGAATAACAACCGTCTGACGGCATCCAAAAGCAAGGCCGCACTGGAGGAGCAATCCTACGACCTTATACAGCAGCACATCATCGACCCGGAGAACAGTCCGCTGCCGGAGCATCTGCGTGTGCAGTGCAACCGGGTGCTGCAGATAGCACGTCTTTTGGATGACTATCCGAACGAGAGCCACATCATCAACATCATGCTGGCAAAATACCGTATCTCGCGTACCCAGATAAGGAAGGACATCGCCCTGGCAAAAGAACTGTTCAAGACACAGCACCAGTTCGACTGGGACTTCTGGTATGCCTGGATGATCAAGGACCAGATTCAGCTTATCCGGGATTGCAAACTCAAAGGTGATCTCAAGCAATGGAACAACGCCAAGAAAGTACTGCATCAGATGATTGGTGAGAAGCCGGCTTCCGTCGAGGACCCGCGACGCATGGAGAAGAACGTATTCTACATCCAGATCAACAGCATGGGGCAAAAGGTGGATATTCCCCTGAATGCCGTCCGCAACCTTTCCCAGGAAGAGCAGAAGCTTTTGGTGGATTCGATGTACACGCCTATCGACGACGCACAAGCTGAAGAAATAATGAACTCATAACAGATTACCCATGAAAAAATTGACAAACAAACGACTCATCTCTTACTTGGTTGACCATAAGCACATTGATATGGTATCGGTCAACAAGACACAGATTGTCTGTACCGTATCTGCCAGGTTCAGGCCGGAAGAGGTACCGCAGCTGCTGGCTGATACCGGACAGGACATGCCCCGCATGACCTCCTCCGAAGGTGTGAACTACATTGTTTTCCCACGATATTGATACGGCAGGACAATGGACGAAAACGTCTGGGAAGAGGTCATACAGGTCAATCCGGCGCAGGCGGCATTCCTCGTGATGCCGTACAAGAACGGATATGTCATCTACTCGCGTGCCACGGGTAAATCATTCATTACCGGTGCCGTGATAGATGACAACATCCGGCTCATGCCGCGAGGGATTACTACGCTCACCCAAGCCACCATTGGGCAGGCGTTGACTAAAACCCTGCCTTCAGCGTTCAAGATGCTGGAGATGCTCGGTTATAAGCAGTGGGACCCGGTCAGCAAGACCGGTGACTATGTGGTGTGCCGCCGTCCCATCGAGGGATGGTACAAGCCATACGAGCACATCATGTCATTCGAGTACGGCATCAGCTTCAGTAACGGGCACATGCTTTATATACTCACCCAGGGCGGTAACAGCCGTGGTCCGAATGCGGACTACAACATCACCGATGAAGCGCTGACACTCGACAAGGAGAAGTTCGACCAGGAGGCGGCGCCGACCAACCGGGGTAATGAACACATCTTTGGCCGCAAGTCCGAGAATCCCGTTCTGAAGCATCACGGCAACACCTTCCTTTCCTCCATGCCTTACACGCCTGAACAGAAATGGTTGCTTGAACCGGCCAAGTATTATGAAGAAGAACGCGGCATCCGGCTGTTTGATGTCTGGAATAAGATTGTGCGGTTACAGATGCAGCTCATTGATGCAAGGATTGCGAATGATGCGGGACTGTTCAAGGAGATCTGGAACGAGACCGTCCGTCTCAGGCAAAGTATCACGCCGTTCGTTTCACGTGACGGCACGCTCTTTATCCTTGGCTCCATCTTCGACAACATCGCCAATGTGGGCATGAACTATATCCTGAACCAGTACAAGGTGATGGATAAGCTTTCCTTCATGATAGAGATCCTGAACTTCATGGTGGATAAGATTGATAGCTGCTACTACCAGTTGGATGAACGCCATATCTATTACAATGCGACCAATGACGACTATATCCGTGACTTTGCCGAAGATCATAACTACAACTGGCAGCAGCTTGCCAATAACGATGACAGCCGGCGTGACCTGGACTGCAATCCCAACCAGCCGATAGAGCTGACACCCGACTGGGGTTCTGCTGCCTCATTCCTGGAAGTGGCGCAGGAGCGCAACTATGACTTCGTGACGAAGCTGCTGACACGTGAGCCGGTAGACAACAACATCAACGAGTTCTTTGTCAAACGTGATGAAGAGGATGATACCATGGTGAACGCGCTGATGGACAAGTTCTGCCACTACTACCGTAACCATATCAACAAGCACCTGCATTATTACCGTGACCGTTACGGGGATGCACGCCGTGCCAACAACAAGAAGTCCTACAACGAGCTTGCCATCGAGCGCTTGGAGAAGCACGGGTGGACGGTGGAACAGCACACCCATGCGGGCATGGAGCCACCGCAGCATGACAAGTACCTGCTCTGGGCTTCCATCCTGGCAGAGAAAGACGAACGGTTCCCGAAGAAGCGTTTCAACGGCTCGAAATGCAAATATACACTCATCTCCATGAACAACACGCGTGTCATCGAGGACCGCGAGGGGCGTTTTGCCAAGGATAAGCGCAGCGAGCGTAACCAGTCCATCCTTCCGGAAGAAGCCACCCACTTCGGTGATGCGGTGGATAAGCGTGTATGGACGAAGTACGGGCACCTGCTCAGGCAGGCATACGGATTCGTGGACGCACGTATCTGATTCACCTCATACACATACATCCGCAATCACAATCGCAATGCTTATGGCAGGACTCGCAACGTCCGCAATGGGAATCGCTGCACTTTAGGACAGAACGTCGTGTGCAGGACTGGCCGAGGGGCATCCTCCTTGTCATATTTCCTTGCTTCTTGCGCTTTTGGTTGCGTTTTTGGATAGGGCGCGGTCGGCAGAAACTTCCGTTTCTGTTTCCATTCGGATGGAAAGAGGGGTATTCTGTATTCATTATCAAAGAAGTATATTTCTTATAACATTCATTAACAAAGAGCACGGCGCGCGCAAAATCCGTACTGAAGGAACAGGCAGGCAAATCTATTTCCTCCAGTACGGATTTTGCGCGTCTCAGCGGTAAGTAGCGGCAGCTACTTGCGTTTGTCCGCATCCATGCAGGTAGCCCCGGTCTTTTCCGTTTCAATAGCTAAGGTAGAGACCGTAGAGCGGTAAGCGTTCCGCTTGGCGTGCCTCCGTTTCTTTTCCGCAACTCCTTTTCATTTCCTGCATCTCTGTATGCGGTCAGGTAGTCTTTTGAGTCCGCAAATGTAGGGCACCGGTCTGACAAGCAAGGTCGGGCGTTGTCCGCTAAAAAATCTCCAGCCCTACGGGTAGTATTCAAGCCTTCGGTTTTAGTCGGAACCTTGCGGAATGTCATCCTCGGCACCTCAATTATTGCGGCATCAAAAGGCAACCATACCGCACGTCATACAGACACGCCGGAATAAAAAAAAAGTCGTTCCGGGAAACGGAGAAAATTAAAAAAGGCTCCACCCGACGACTCCAGAAATCCAGAATAAATTAAAAACTTACAGTTATGGCAGCAAAAAGAAACATTCCCGAAGCATGGAAAAATCAATGGTCTAAATTCATGTTTAACTTCTTTGACTACTTGCCTACCAAGTACGAGGCTAACAAACGGGAGTGGTCTATCCGCAGGATGATATGGGATTTTAAGGACGGGAAGCGCAGTGCGTCTGTGGCAGAACTTGTAGCGAAGAAGATGCGCGAGCAGTTCGGTGCGGAGGTTTGCAACGTGACGTTGGTCTGCATACCAGCCAGTAGCGGAGAGAAGAACGAAATCAGATACAAGGCTTTTGCCGAAGAGGTGGCACGGCTGACGGGGTGCAGGAATGCGTACAAAGCAATTACCATTGAGGGAGGACGGCTTGCCATCCATGAGACGAAAGCGGCCAAGACGGTGCAGACGGTGGAGGTCATCAAGTTTGACAAGCGTTTTTTCAAGGGTAAGAAATGCCTTGTATTCGATGATATACTGACGCAGGGGCATAGTTACGCACGGTTTGCGTGTGCACTTGAAACGCTTGGGGCAGAGGTTTTGGGAGGCTATTTCTTAGGTAAGACAATTCTTTTATAACAATTTAATCCATACAATGAATACTCTTTTTGATAACGATTGCCGCTACATGAGCGACAGCGAACTGATTTACGAAATCAGCAACAACAGACAGATTGTTTCGGACATCGAACGCAGCAACGAAGTGATAGACCTTGAAAAATTGTTTTCCTCTTTGACTCCTGGACGCAGGAGGGTAGCCGTGGCAGCCGTGGAGATGTACAAGAGACAACTGTCGCAGCAGGTGGAACGCAGGCAAATAAGGATGAGCAAAGACGTATACGAACTGATGGAGCCGTTGATAGGAGATTTGCCGAATGAGGAATTTTGGGTCGTGTCGATAAACCAAGCCGGACGGCTTATCAAGAAAGTACGCATATCGGTAGGCGGCATTGACCAGACTTCAGCGGATATAAGGCTGATTATGCGCGTGCTGATTGATACGGGGGCAGTGCAGTTCGCAGCGGTGCATAACCATCCGAGTGGCAACAGCCGACCGAGCAATGAAGACAAGAGGCTGACGGAGCAACTTAAAAAGGCGGCAGGGTTATTAAATATTAGGATGATAGACCATGTAATTATAACGAATGGTGGATATTACAGTTTTGGCGATGAGGGGCTGATTTGACGGAGGGGTGCAGGGCGCACCCATTCCGTTTGCTCGCACGCTCGCAAACGGAATGGGGCCCGAAAAGCGGAATGACTGGTCGTGTTACCGTTCCTTCAACCACGGAGGGGCTTTTTTTGTCCTATGAGAGCGGATGGTTGGCTTCTATCTTTGTGACAAAAAAAGAGATATGATACGCTTTTTCACAAGATTCGTCGCCACCTATGGGTATGATTCACCGAAGGAGTTCTTTCTTTCGGTGGCTCCGAGCTTCAAGTACAACCTGCAATTTCCGGCCATCTCCTTCAGCGCCGTCACTGCCGTAGTCAGCGAATGGATAGGCATTACACCGTTCCTGGCCATGGCCATGCTCGTCGCCATTGTCTCCGAGATGTGGACGGGCATCCGGGCAAGCAAAGTCCAGGGAATAGGATTTGAAAGCTTCCGTTTCTCACGCTGCATCATCAAGCTGTGTATCTGGCTGACCATCATCTATATCACCCACTCATTCTATCTGGAGAGTAAGGCCGGAGCGGAAGAAAGCTTTGTCATGCTTCTGGCCACCCTGTTCTTTTCCATTGTTAAGGTGTTCGTCATGACCTGGTTCTGCGTCGAGCACGTGACAAGCATACTGGAGAACCTGGCGGTCATCGACGGCAAGCCGAAAGACGCGCTGATCAAGCAGGTGGGAATATTGTGGGTGACAGTCACGGATAAATTCAGAAGAAAGGCCGATGAGACGGAAGGTTAGCCATATGTTGCTTTGTGCGGTTATCGCATTTCTCTCCGGCTGGGCCGGCCACTGGCTGGGTTCCCGGAAACGGAGCATTGTCCGCGTACCGGAAACGGTAGTCAGGCATGACACAATACGCCCTGCCATTCCGGAACCGGAGGTGATTGTCCGTGAGGTACCCACAGAAGTGGATACGGCGGCTATATTGGCCGACTATTTCTCGGAGAAGCATTATCTTGATACAATTATTGAACGCCCTTACCTGAAAGTGGAGCTGACCGACGTCATATCCCGCAATTCATTACTTGACCGCACGGTAGTGGTGGACTACCGGCAACCGGTCGTCTGCAACAACGCACTGGTGTTGGGAATGGATGCGGGACGTTACGGATGTGTACTGTCCGCAGGGTACCGGTGTAAGTCCTGGGAGTTCAGGGCGGGCTATGACTTGTACAACAGGTCGCTGGTGTTGGGCATTTCTAAAACTCTTTGGCAATGGTAGTGGATGGCATACATGATGGAGTGGACTGTTTCATCTCGGAAATTGGGGAAATAAAAATCTCAGGAATCACGGATGAACAGTTGAATGTCCGTATTGAAACCGGAGGTACGGAGATTTTCAATGAGAGCTATTATGCTTTGAAAGGCAACGTGGTAATCCATGAGATAGGGGAAATGATTCGCAGTCACTTCTCCCTGCATGACCCGAAAGGGATGTCAAACAATGTAGTCTCTTATTATCAGGCTCCATTGTCCATAACCGCTGTGTTTTCAGATAAGCAGGACACGGTCCGGAGGAGTTTCAATGCTTATTACAGCCGTTGTCGCACATCGGTATCCCCGTCAGACGTGTTTTTTCTGACACATGAGAGCACAATCCGTACAGCCCATGATAGAATGGAATATCTAACCTTTACTGCCCATAAAGGCATGTCGGTGGACATAAGCATAGCCTACATGGATGCGGGAAAGGAAAAGTACAAGACAGTCAGTGAGCAAGTGGATGCCACTGCCGGTATGCTCGCTGTCTCTTTTTCACTTGACAAGATTGTACGCCGGTCCGGTATTGCCGTATCATCCATCACATATTATGATGTCCTATTGAAAAAGGATGGCGCTGTAAAGGATAAGGTAAGGTTTATCAATGATAAACGGCTGTACCGTAATATCACCAACTTCATTTACCGGAACGCATTCGGTATGCCGGAGACAATGGCATTCACCGGATTGGTGGAATATTCCCCCGAACTGGAAGGTGAAACGGTCGAACTGTTACAGAGAACCGTCCGCACTTCATCCAGATACATTGATAGCCGTACGGCAAACAGCGGCTATCTGGACACCAGACAATACGGCAAGGCACTGGATCTGATAACAGCTGATTCCTTGCAGCTGTATGATACGAAAACATTAACGGAAGTGGTGGTCACTGATATTGATTTCTCACACAGGCGTACCGGCAGCGAGAAAATAAATGTCTCGCTCACATTCTGCCAAGCATCACGCCTGCATCTGGCTTTCGGGCGTACCGGTGATAATGGTATTTATGGGCGGATATTCGACAGAACATTTGACAATACATTTGAATGATATAACGATATGGAGACAATACGCAGAAACCTGGCTCTGGCCGACATGGACATCCGCACGGACGAACGCGGACGCCGGCGCATCTTTTCGATAAAGTTCGTCAGTAAGGAAGGCAAGGTCTATTTCATGCCCCAGGCCTACGCCTGCGGTGCAGGACGCATGAACATGAAGGAATACCAGCTCCGGGGCGTGCAGCCCTGCGACTGCAAGGGAAATCCGGAAGGACACCCCTACCCTGTGGATATTGACCTGATACTGGAGTATAACAAAAAGAAAATAATATTCTGATGAACATATTGTTTAATTCAAGCGGCATTCCCCTGCTGATGCAGTCCACGTACATATTCGGCGAAACGACGGGGACACCCCAGAACGAAATGAAGGAGCGTACCCGAATCCTGGCGCCATATGACTTGTCGAATGTTTCCTATATAGACATCGACGGAGTGAAGGTGCGTCCATGGGGAGATGAGAATGATTTCCCCCAGAAGGCGGCTGAAGAGATAGGAAACACCAGCGTGCTCAATACGGGCCTGAAGTTTCTTCGTAACCTGACACTTGGGCAAGGCATATATCCTTGTACGGTGAACGGTTACGACAATGATGGTAACGAGATGCTGAAGCCCGTTACCGATAGCCGGGTACAAGCTTTTATTGCTTCCCGGAATGTGAGGCGCTACATGGAGAAGGTGCTTCGGGATTACTTGAAATTCGGTAACGGTGCCGTCCAGTTTGTGCCGTCGGCTGCCGGCAATTCTTTTGCAGGGGTCAATCCGGTCAATGCGCTTTACCGCCGTTATTCCGAAGTGGACGAATACGGAGCCTGCAAGTGCATCGTTTCCGGATATTGGCCGCAACGTCCGGACAAGGGACAATACACCAGGCTGGATGTGCTCTCCGAATACGACCCGCAGATGCACGCCGAGGTGTTGAAGTTTGCCGGAAAGGTGAAGGACAGTTTCATCATGCCGGTACGCGACAGCTGGAGCAACGACGACCTTTACGGCATGCCCATCTGGTGGCCCGCCTACGTTTGTGGATGGGTGGAGATAGCCCATCTTATCCCCCATTTCCTCAAGAAAGCCTACAAGAACCAGATAACCTGGAAGTGGCATGTACAGATACCGTATTCCTACTGGGAGAAGAAATACCCGTCCAAGGACTATTCTGCCAAAGAGCGTGAGGCGGCCATACAGAAGTACATGGATTCTGTGGAGCAGAACCTTTGCGGACCGGACAATGCGGAGAAGCCCATCTTCTCGCATTATGCCGTGAACGAGATGAACGGCAGGATTGAGGAGGAGTGGAAAATCAAGCCGCTGGAGAACAAATACCAGGGTAGTGACAATCTTCCGGTGTCGGCGGCCGCCAACTCGGAAATTCTGTTTGCATTGATGGTGAATCCGAATGTGCTCGGTGCAGGTATGCCCGGTGGCACCTATGCCGGCAACCAGGGCGGTTCCAATATCCGTGAGGCTTTCCTTGTGAACATTGCCAACGCGTGGATTGACCGGCAGAATATCCTGGATCCTATAGAACTCTATATCAAAATGAATGGTATGCCGGAATGCGAGCTGCGTTTCCGCAATACCGTTTTAGTAACCCTCGATACCGGCAGCGGTACCAAAAAAACATTGAGCTAATGATATTCAGTGCAAAAAAATGGAACAACGGCAAGGAGCTGAAAGCGGTGATGAAGGTGAACACCGCCATCTCCTTTGACATGATGGAGGCACCGCTTCGGAATGCTTTCCGGCAATACCTCGTACCGTTATTGGGCGATGCGATGGCGGGAGAAGTGGTCGAGATATACGAATTCGGTCCAAATCCGGATGTATTGGAACAGAATACCGAAGGGGCAACCGAACGGGAGAAACTGGACAGCCGCCTGCTGGAGATCTGCAAACGCGCGAACGCGAACCTGGCGTTCTGGAACGATTTCGATGAAATCAGCATGCGTATCACCGATGCGGGCTTCCAACGTCAGAAATCCGACAACGGCGAATCATTCCAGCAGGTGTACAAGTTCCAGGAAGATAACCTGCGGGCATCGTTACGCAACAAGGGGTTCAATGCGCTCGACGAGCTGCTTGAGTTTCTGTATGCCCATATAGCCGAATATCCGGAGTTCGCGTCCTCCCAGGCCTATCAGGACCGTAAATCAGCCATTGTCCGCAGTACCGCGGATGTCAATGACGTCTGTTTTATCAATGGCAGCCGGATTGTTTTCCTTCGCCTGCAGCCGCACCTGAAGTTTGCCGAGGAGATGCTCCTTCAGCCGGCCATCGGTGACAAGCTGTATGAGCATCTGATTGACGGACTGGTAAATCCCCCAGAAGACGAAGAAGCCCGGAAGAGCGTGGAGCGGTTGCGCCTTGCCTGCTCCCGCTACATTGTGGCAATGGCGGTCAGACGGCTGCTGATGGAGACGGGTAGCGTCACGGACCGGGGGCTGTACTTCACCGCTGTACAGCCGGGCGAGAAGGGCAATGAGGAGAAGAGACCCGTCGATGCGGAGCGCATAGCCGTACAGATCCAGAATCTGAAAGCGGATGCGGACATGTACATGACCGTGCTGCTGCGTACGGTACGGAACTGTTTTGAGAACTTCTATGAGGGTGATCCCAGGCAGATATACGACCGGGACAATGACCATAAACGCACATTCTGGACATGAGGGAGCTTCGCATTGCATACCGTAGATTCGGAATCCACCATGAGATAATCCTCCGTGTCCCTCAGAAGTGGGAGGAGCTGACACCGACACAGTTCCTGCTCGTGTCGCGGCTTTATCTTCAAGAAATAGACGAACCATCCTTCCTGAAGGAGTTCTATTCCCTGCCGTCCGGGGTTGGTTCCGACACCTATTACAGTTATAAGCTGAGCGAACTGGTGGAGTTCATCAGTGACTGCCGTGTCCGGATGGACCGCTTTATCCTTCCTGCCGTCTCCGGGCTGAAAGCACCGGGGGAGCGCCTGAAGGGGATGTGTTTCGAGCACTTCATGCACGTGGACACGGCTTTCAACCGATATGTCCGTGACGGCAAGGATGCCTCACTGGACACTTTCGTATCAATGCTCTATTTGAAGGACAACGAATATATTGTCCTACCGTCGGGTGGGAAAAACGGCTTATTTAGCAGGCAGAAACCGCTGATACTGCAAAAACGGATAATGAAGGTGGCAAAAATGGACAGGCACGTCAAGTATGCCGTATTTCTGAACTACGTTTTTGTCAAGAGGTGGCTTTCAAAGGCTTTTCCTTTTCTCTTTCCGTTGGATGATGAACCGGAACCGGAGGAAAATCGGAAAAGACCAACAGCACCGTCTGTCAACTGGCTCGACATCTTCGACGCTTTTGTCGGTGACGATGTGGCAGTGATGGAGAAATACCAGGCAATGCCGGTGGCAACGGCATTCCGTATATTGAATAAAAGAATCCGTGACGCTCAAAAACAGAAGAAATGACTTTTTCGGAATACATAGAGAACCTGGCTGAAAGGCATGTCGATATACGACACAAGGAGAATGATGAAGTACACTTCCTCTCATCAGAACGGGAGAAGCATACGGCACTGGACAGCGTGCTCCACTATCCGGCAGTGATTGTGGACCGTGGCTCAGGATTCGGTTACGGCGGTAATCCGGGTGCATACCGGAAAGACCGCGATTACCTGCTCTTCATTGTGGAGCATGTGTCCGACACCTCCGACTATGAGCAGATAGAGGTTGCCCTTGACAAGTGCGAGAGTATTCTTGATGAGCTGCTCAACCAAATTTTGGAAGACAAAAGGAAGAAAAGGCTGTGGCTCGCTTTTTCCTTGGAGGATGTGGAAGCGGATTATGTGGTAAACAATGATAACCAGCTTTATGGCGTGGTTGCGGCAATCCATCTGTCCGAACTTTACAAGGTTTTGAATTGCCGCAATGCATTTTTATGATACAGTATGTCTGATACACTTACAACATTGAAGGAGCTGGCGGCACAAGTGCGTGGTGCCACCCGAAAAGGTGAGAATACGGCTGAAAAGATTGGACGTATTTTTGTTGGCATCCTTACTCTTATGGAAAATTCCGAAATTTCACTTGAAGTTACAAATGAAGACGATACGCTTGAGGTCTTAAAGGGATTGGCCGGGCAAATACGTGATGCTTCCATAGACGGTGAAAACACCGCTGAGAAGATCGGGCGTGTCTTTGTCGGCATCTTAAACCTCCTGGAACGTTCCGGTATCCAGTTTGAGATTGCCGAAAGCAGTGACTCCATTGAGGTTCTGAAAACACTTTCCCTACAGGTACGTAATGCCACCAATGAAGGCGAAAATACGGCTGAAAAAATTGGCCGTATCTTTGTAGGCATCCTGAACCTGCTGGTTAATTTTGGCGGTGACGGTTTCCTTGTCCGTAGCGATTTGCCTGACTATTACTATCCATCCATGCAGACAGCATTCAATGCAGTTCGTGCTACTTATCCGAACGGGCTTACAAGGAATGTGACCATCTCCTGCGTGAAGCCGGCTAAGGAGAAGCGAAGCAGCGGACATTACATAGCGTCTCTGTCCGGTTGGAACCGGCGAAGCATGTATATGCTTACCATTGACGGGAAGAATGATTTGTATCTGAACGGCAATGCTCTGGGGTGCCTGGCCTTCTCGAATGTGGATAATATCGTTATCAAGAATATCCATTTTGAGGATTTTTCCAATTATGTGGGTTATCAGGTTCCAGATGCGCTGGGTGCGATATCCTTTACCGGAAAATTATCGCAGTACGCAAGAAATATGTTCGTTGGCGGCTGCACCTTCAACGGCAAGTCCATGACTGATGAGACGGTCATGTCTACCAATTCCGTCATCCTGATAAATACGGAGAATGTGACAATCAACAACTCTTCATTCACAGACGGAGGGGGCCCGGTCGTCAACGCGGACACTTGCAACCTGCTTTCAATACTCAACAATGATTTTGTGCTTGCACCCGTCGGCGTAGGGTATCCGACTGCCGTAACAGTGAGCGGTGGTAAAATACTAATATTGGAAGACAACAGGATGTCGGGGGACAACCGCTACAGCTTCGTGGCCGTCACGAACATGGACAGGGCGTACATTCGTCGTAATTCATTCCGGAATGGCGGCAGCATGGCCCTTTCCGTTTCCTCTTCCGTACCTATGTCGAAACTGGTTATAGAATCCAATCTGTTTGCAGGAATGCTGTCGAATACCGGCTCCATCAATACATGGGCACAGGCTGTTATCGGTTTGTGCCCTATACGGGATATGGAATTGAACAGCAATACCTTCTACATGTCCGGTAACAACGGGCAGCAGTATTGTACGCGTTGGGGCACAATCAACAGGCTGGAGATATCCAATAACGTGGTTGTGGATGCCGGGCATGCGGTGCACTTCATATACGGTTTTGCTTTCGACAATGTAAGCGAACTTGTGTCAGACTACAACATATTCCAATACAAGCTGCATGACAACATTACTTATGGTAGCCTTCTGCGTGTGTTCAACACGGAAGGAGTCGGGGGTGGCGTGGAAATCAACGCGGACCGCGGTTGCCGCTTCTGGCAGCTCCAGGAGCTCGGCTACGAGCTGCATTCCGTACTCGTGTCCGACGGTGTGGATGCGGATGCTCTTGATAATAATCTGATGATTACTTCCGCATTGGATGGCGGTAATCCTGCAAACGATGCGTATGTGCCTGATATAGACTTATATTATAAATTAAAGTCAGCATCAGTCAACAGTCGCGGATGCTACAACAGGCATGGTTCTGTAATTGACGAGACGGCCATTGTTCCGGGTTACACCGGCTATAATATGGAAGACGAATCGACATTCAGCGATGCGGCTCAATACAGTAGCATGGCTGAAGACACGCTGCTGCTGAAGTCCAAGACATTGAACAGGAATCAGATGCCGGTGTTCTCGATTATAGGTTCTGCGGACAAGTACCTGGTTCTGGGCCGGTACGGGCTGCTCTCGCCGCTCCCGATATTGGATATCAATGGAGAGTATGTAGAAGATGAATTGTATGACATTAATGTGGAATGATTATGGCTGAAATTTACAATGACATATTGAAGGTTCAAATCGGACGCGTAAAGGCTTCGGTAAAGGCTGACAACTATTTTCCGGTGGCCGGCAAAGATACAATTCAAATTGACGCTGAAACCAGATGGGGGCAGACTTCGGAATGGCAGACGCAGGACGGAAGCGGTAGCACGGTGACAACAGCCGGTAATCTTGTAAAGCAGAAAGACAGCAAGTCTATTGCGATATCAGACGGAGGGGAACTTGTTCAAAAATTCATAGCGCGTAACAACCGGACCGAAACGATTGTTTCTAAGAGAATCTATGCAATGTTGCCGCAAGTGCTGCCATATTTTACCGTATCGGCCAGTGAGGTTGTACGGGTGGGAGAACTGTTCGTCGTCACTGTTTCCCCGGAGCACGGCTACTCAGGTGGTGGTGAAATGGTCGTAAAGGTGTATCGCGAGAACGAGGATTCGTCTCCGATTAAGACATTGACCGAAATTACCGGGCGCCCGATGTCTGACGGGACCGTTGTGTTTGCATCCTCCTTTGACAACGCGTCTGACCGTGGAATATACGATGTGGAAGTTGATATTACAGATAGGGAAACAGGGGTGACTTTCAGCAAGAGAATAGACAAACTCATAACGGTAGTTCCTGCCCTTTGTCCGAAACCGGCTGATACGACGCGAGGGTATGAAACTATCACTGTTCAGGCAGAAAAACGGTACGAGATACATCTGTGGCGTGATGTAGAAGGTAGTGGCTTGAATTATGCTGAATGGACCGCACCACACGGTTCGGTTGAGACGGCGGGTTATGACCTGATAGATATTTCGATGTTGCCAACCGGAACGACCCTATGTATCAGAAGAGACAAGAATGAGGTTTATCCAATGCGTATGCGCATCAAGGGCAATGTGCCTTCCGGTGTTTCATCGGAGAATGGTACGCCGAACTTTATGTATGAGCACCCCCTGGTCATCACGCACGATGAAGAAGGTGTTTTCGACTGGCCTTGGATGTCGTTCGGCGCCGTCACCTTCGGTGACAACATGCGCAATGTCGTATTGGACGGGTACGGGTACAACCGTACGGGAATCAGATTCCATCCATCGTCGGATGATGCTGCAATCAATACGTGCATTTTTGTTTCCGGCGGTGCGAGCGACATAGAAATGTTCGGCATTGACATAGACGGTACGGGATTCGCCGGCATCATGGCCAAGACGGACCCTGCCCCTGATACCCCCTGGTTCTGGCGTGGCAATTGGGTGCTTGACAATCTGCGTATCCATCATTGTACAATCCAGAATACAGCCGGAGAAGGTGTCTATCTCGGCTATTACGGTAGCGGCAAACTTAAAGGTACGAACGGTCAAGGGCAGGAAGTGGAATACTATGCCCATCTGCTGGACCACCTACGGCTGTACCGTGTCGACTTCCTCAATACCGGGCTTGACAGTTTCCAGGTGAACAATGCCGTGAATGTGGACATCTGTCATGTGAATACGACGGGGAGCGGAGCATCGAAACAAGGCGGTCAGAACTACGCCAGCTCGTCGGTATTCGACGGCAGAATGTATAATTGCAGACTCCTCCGGTGTAACGGTCCTATAGCTTTCTGTGGTCCACTGCTCGATGAAGTGCATATCTATAATAATGTAATGGAGGCAGGAAGATACAGCGGTGCCTTCGTGTCAACATTATGGAAGAGTTCCGATGATGAGCATATAGACCTTGACGGTGACGGTGTGGTTGATGAGATAGGCATGTACATCTACAACAACGTGGTGAAGGCTTATTCCCTTGGTTCCTTCAATACTGACTACAGCTTGATGAAGTACTTTATGGACGATAACATTATAATAACGGAGGTTGGTACAGATAAGGTTCCGAATATGTTTACCGGCGGAAAAGGTAATGTCTTTCTGAAGGCTTCTACTAATTATGAATATATTGATGAGTTGCTTAAAGTGGGAGATAGCGCTAACAACAACTATCAGCCCAACTATAACAGCCCATTAATCAAGTCGGGCATGGCTGGCCGAACTAAGTATGATATAAGGGGGTATCGGAATTGGTATAAGACAATAAACCGTACCGGCCCATTTTTAGGAATTTACAAGGATACGACCGTCGAGGATGTGACAGTACAACTTACCGGCATAGCAATCAACTCAGGTGCAACGGACACGACGGAACGGACAGTGTCGGTAAAATTCGACTATATGGGGCGACCGACAAGGTATCGTATCGCTGAGTTGGCAGGTTTATCTGGTATTGAATGGGTTAATTGGGCAGGTGACACAATAGCGTTCACGTTGTCGGAAGGATATGGAGAGAAAACTATCTATGCACAGATAGCCACGGATGATGCTGAAAGTGGGATTGTGTCTGCCGGTATCAGTTATGGTGGTATTATTCAGTTCGCAGACGCGGAGGTGAAACGTGTCTGCGTGGCGAACTGGGATACAGATGGTGACGGCGAGATAAGTATAGCTGAAGCTGCTGCTGTGACAACTATTCCCAACAACATTTTCAAGGGAAATGCCCTGATTGCATCCTTCGACGAATTGAAGTTTTTCACCGGACTCGTTTCCATTGCCGACAATGCTTTCCAGTCTTGTATAGCACTGGAAAACATATCTTTCCCTGATAGTCTGGAAAGTATAGGACAGCAGGCATTCTACAACTGTACATCGCTTGCGACGGTCAACTTCCCTGAACATATGGCTGAAATTAAGATACATGTGTTCTGGAAATGTGCGGCTTTGAAGATAGTTCGTTTGCCTGATGGCATTCCCACTGCGAACTGTCTCTATCAAAGTGGTATAGAGGAAGTATATATACCAGACAGTGTGACAACTGTTAGTCATTTCACGGAATGCCTGTCTCTGAGGAAAGTGGATATAGGTACTGGGATAAAGACGTTTAACCAGAATTCGTTCAACGGAGACACTGCTCTTGCGGTATTCATCATGCGCGCGATGGCTCCTCCTTCGTATGCGGGTTGGACCCTGCCGGATACGTTTACGGGTACGATTTATGTACCGGATGAAGCTGTTGACGCGTATAAGGTGGCAGATGGCTGGAGAAAATGGGCTTCGAGGATAAAGCCATTGTCGGAATATATAGCATAAAACTAACATTAATTATTATGATATTATGGCTAAATCAGAAATTTTATTCAGAATCATCCGCAAATGGGAAGGTGGATGGAGTGACCACAAAAATGACAAAGGTGGCAAAACCAATATGGGGATAACCTTGTCTACGTGGAAATCATGTGGTTATGACAAGGATGGTGACGGAGACATTGATGCGGATGATTTACGCATGATTACTCCGGACGACGTTTTTCATGTTTTCAAGAAGTATTATTGGGACCGTTACCAAGCGGACTTCATACACAACCAGTCCATTGCGAATATCTGTGTGGATTGGGTGTGGGCCTCCGGACGTCCCGGTATCACAAGGGTACAACAACTACTGCAAATCAATGTAGACGGCATCGTAGGGCCTCAGACGGTTGCAAGTATCAATCTGGCCAACCAACGGCAGCTGTTCGAAGCTATCAAGACAGACAGAATCCGGTTTATTGAAGAAATCTGTAAAAGGGACCCGTCGCAGCTTGTATTCCGGAAAGGATGGCTGAACCGGATCAATGATTTCAAGTTCTCTGTCTGCTGAATTCTTGTCCTTTTTTCCACTCTTTTCAGCCTTTAGTTTTGTGTCCGGAACTAAAGGCTTTTTTATGGCAATAACTGAAGAAAAGAGTTTAATGACCTCCGAGAAATTCAATCGAGGAGTTGAGAACTGGACGTGGAAAGTCAGGAATACCTCCGTAAATATTCTACAACGGACACACGCAACCGGCAGATTGCGTAGGGAACTGCAATCCCGTTGGCTGAAAGACCGTGAAGGTGGACCGGCTTATGTCGGTCTGGGTTTCCGCTTTGCCCGGTATGGTGCGTACCGGGAATATGGCGCCGGGCGTGGATATATCGTCAAGAACGGAATTATAATGAAGGGACATTCGGCATGGAGCGATAAGAAGAAACGTCAGGAACTGCGTTCTCTACGTGTTTCTGAATATCGCATCCGGCGCATGCGTACCGTTGATGAACACTATGCCGTTATCCGGCGAAGTCCCCTACCCTGGTTAGACCCTCCCATTGTGGATAACATCGAATCACTGGCTGATTTATCCGGAGAGTATTACGGTGACCAGGCACTCAAGAATGTGCTTCAGAAGTTTGATAAAATAACAATTGAAAAACGTTATGGCAAAAAGTGACAAGACTGTCAAAAGAGGTGTCTACTTGTACATCGATGGCAAGGAAATTAAGAATGACATCAATTCCATTGATTTGGAGATGAAACGCCTACAGCGTGACATTAAGGAAATGACACGCGGCTCTGAGGAATACAACCGCACCATGGCGAAGATACAGCATCTTCAGGGGATTTTAAAACGGCATCGCCAGGAGATAAAAGGCATCACCACCGAAACCAAGAAAGCGACTGTCAGTATTGGCAGTATGGTGGACTGGTTCAACCGTTTCGGTGGAGTTATCTTGTCCGTAATAGGTTTCCTGACCGGTTTTACCCTTGCCTTGCGCGCCATCAGAGACGAACGCAACAAGTTGGAGGAGTCCCAGGCCGGGCTGAAAGCCTTGACCGGACTTGATGATGACAGCATTGCCTGGTTGACCGGGCAGGCCAAGACGCTTTCCACCACCATGACAAAAGAGGGCTTGCGTGTCCGCCAGTCGGCAGCCGAAATCCTGGATGCGTTCATGCTGGTCGGTTCAGCCAAGCCGGAACTGCTTGGAGACAAGGAAGCGCTCAAGGCTGTTACGGAGGAAGCCATGCGATTGCAGGCGGCAGCCAAAGACATCACCCTGAACGAAGCGGTTGATTCACTTACTTTATCACTCAACCAATATGGGGCAGCGGCAGACCAGGCTGGACGGTTTACCAATGTATTGGCTGCCGGCTCCCAGGCAGGTTCCGCCAATATCGCAAGCCAGGCAAAGGCTATCCGGAATGCAGGTACCGCAGCGGCTTCGGCCAATGTTCCCATTGAACAGACGGTCGCATTGATTGAAACGCTTGCCTATCGGGGTATAAAGGATGAAGTGGCCGGAACGGGATTGAAGAAATTCTTTCTGGTTCTTCAGACCGGGGCAGACGAAACCAACCCCAAAATCGTCGGGTTGGATAAGGCACTGGAGAATCTGAAGAACAAGAATATGGATGCAGGCGCCATCAAGAAAATGTTCGGGGAGGAAGGCTACAATACCGCATCCGTAATCCTTCAGAACACGGAGATGGTGAAAGACTTCACCGCTGCCGTCACCGATACCAATGTGGCGTATGAGCAGGCGGCCATAAACAGTGATACTGCACAGGCCAAACTGGAGCAGGCACGCAATAAGATGAAGCTGGCAGCCATTGACCTTGGCGAGAAGTTGAATCCGGCTCTGACGGTGAGTACGAATATGCTGACCAATGTGCTCAAGTATTTGCCGGGATTGATTGACTGGTGCAACAAATGGGGCACAACAGTAATAACACTAACGGTTCCTCTGGCAGCTTATTATACCACATTAAAGCTCATATCTCTTTATCATACTACTTACAACTTAGTCTTACGAGCAGGAATCGCCATCCAAACGGCTTACCGGGTAGCCACCACTGCTTTGAACGACGCATTGGCAGGAGATTACAAGGCAATAGGCAGGTTGATATTACAGATGCGCTCTCATAATATCGTAACCCGGACAGTGGCAGCAAGTACACTACTCTTCCGAGCTGCGCTGGAGACTTTAACCTTCCGCTTCTCTGCCGCAACTAAAGCGGCACGGGCAGCATGGGCGGTATTAGGATTAAATCCTTTTGTTGCTATTGCCACAACCGTTGCAGCCACAGCAACAGGACTGTATATCTACGCTCAGCGTACTTCTGCTGCAGCACGTAGGCAAAAGGAACTGGTGGTTATGAATAGAGAGGCTGAAAAAAGCATTAGCGAAGAAAAAAATAAGCTGGATGCTTTACGGAAAGTGCTTGAGGATTCTAAAGAACCATATGAAAAACGGAAGGCTGCATTAGAAGATATTCAGTCCATTGTTCCGGAATATCATGCTTCATTGACGGAAGAGGGGGTGCTTATCAACAACAACACGCAAGCGCTGGACGGTTATGTAGAAAAGCTGTTGCTCACAGCCAAACAGCAAGCGGCCAATGCCAAATTACAAGAAGCCCTGGCACAAAGGTCAGAATGGATTCAGGAGAACGGTTCCGATGCCATGAAATTTAAAAATCTCGAATGGGAGATAAATGACCCCATCAATATGGACAAGTCCGTTGAGGAACTTGCAGCAGTCAACGGGATATCACCCACTGCATACCGCGTATGGGCTACCCAGAAAAAACGTCTTGACGATAACGTTCGGTATTACGAACAGATGATGCAGGATTATACCTCCCAGTTGCTTGCCATCAACGATAAATACAAGACTATTACTCCAGATTCTCCAACAATTACCGGAAACGGTGGCAGTGGTGGAGGTTCTGAATCTGAAGAAGAGCGGAAAAAACGTGTCAGCAAGGAATTGGAGGATATAGAGACTAACCACATGCAACAGCTCACCCATCTCCAGAAGCTTTATCTTGAGGGAGAAATCCAGACTAACGAGGAATATACTGCCCTTCAGATAGATTTGGAGAAAAAGACTTTGGATGAGAAATTGGCGATAATGGGGCTGGAGCCGCATGAACGTGAGAAGTTGCAGGTAAAGATGCTGGAGGCACAAATCAAGTTCAATGAAGAATGTAAAAAACAGGATGAAAAGACAGAAAAGGAGCGTCAGAAAGCATCAGACAAGATTGCCAAAGAACGCCTTTCAGTTCGTCAGAAACAACTCCGTATCGAATTGGAAGAAGCAGCTTCCTATCATTATAGGAACCTGACTTCCGAGGAGGATTTCTCCCAGGAGGTGAACGAGATTCGGAAACGGTATTGGAATGATTTGCTTCACAACTACCAACTGACTGAGGAACAACGTACGGAGATACAGAAGGAGCAGGCCGAAGCCCAGACCGATGCCGAGAAAGAGAAATACGACAAAACCATGAAAATGCATAGGCAATATGCCTCTCTGGTGACGGATATCGCTTCCGACTTCGGAGAAACGATTGGTGAAATGATTGCCACTGGCGAACTTTCGCTGAAGAATTTCTTACGTGAAACCATTATGATGGCACTGGATGCTTTGGAACGTGTTATTGAAATCTCCATACTGGAAATCACCGCAAAAAATTTGGCGGCAACAGCTCCATTTTCCTTTATCGGTGCCGCTAAAGCAGCTGCCCAAGTAGCTGCTATCAAAGCGGCTTTTGCTGTAGTAAAAGGGATGGTTGGTAATTTCTACACCGGCGGCTATACCGGTCCCGGCGACTGGGACCAGCCCCAGGGCATCGTCCACTCCAACGAGTTTGTCGCCAACCGCTTTGCCGTGGCCAACCCGCACCTGCGCCCCATCTTCGACGCCATCGACGTGGCGCAGCGCAGCGGCAACGTCGGCAACCTCACCGCCGAAGACATCGCGGTAGTCGCCGGACCCGGCAGAACCGCCCGCACCGTCCCCGCCAAGTCGCCTGCAGCCGGTGCCACGACCACCACCAACGACCCCGCCACGGTGGCCATGCTCGTGGAGTGCACCCGTATGCTCCGCAAACTGCACACCCGTTTGGGCGAGAAAATTGTGGCCGAGACCTACGTCACCGCTCCGACCTGAACAACGTGGAGGTTGCCGCCCATCTT